TTGGCGGTGACCGGGATCATGGTCTCATTGATCAACCGGCCGAAGGCAGAGCCCAAGTTCTGCGCGAGTTCCTTCATGCGCTCAACGATCTCGGTGGCCGACCTGGCACTCATGTTGTCAGGCGGCAGCGACTCATCCAGCAGAATGCGCTTGATGCTCGCCGTCATGTCATTGATCACCAGCTGGCTGATGTTGAAGTCGCCTGAGCGGGGCAGGGCCAGCAGGGCCGGGCCTTGTGAGCCGCCATTCCTGGCCACCGGGATGATGGCACCCGGCACGATCTTGACAGTGTTCGGATTGAGCACGCCATCATCTGCCGCTGTATATACACCGGCCACGGCCAAGGATGCGTTCTTGAGCAGCAGCTCTTTGACCTTGTTCAGTGTCTTGATGTCCGGCAGAGCGGTCATCAGCGGGCCACGGCCGTAGATCTCGCCGGCCACCTTCATGTAGCGGCTGATCACCCACGGGCTCATCTTGCGGCGGCGGTAGACCAGCTCCTCTTTCGAGGTCTTGTCAATCACATGGTAGCAATAGTCGCCACGCTTGTGGTCATAGATGGTGGCCTCCAGCAGCTCGACATCATCGGTCGGCTTTTGGTCAATGCGCCTGGCCAGGTCATCCGAGATCTTGGCATCTGGCCACTGGCGCTGGATGCTTTCGCCCTTCATGCGCATGCGCCGGTAGACATTGTCCACCTGGCCATTCGCGCCCTCTTCGTAGCTCACCAGGAAAAGTGGCACGGGGATGAAGTTGAGCGGGGATACATCGTCGCCTGGTTGCACCATCATGCAGGCGGTGCCAACAGCCAGATCCAGCAAGAACTCGCCCATGGCGATGTCAAAGTTGGACTGGTTCAGCATGGTGAACATCTTGTCTTGGTAGACCTCGAGCACGGCCTGGGCTTGCTGCCGGCGCTCCACGGGGATGTCTGAGCCGGCTTCCAGCTTGGCCCACTTGCGCTGAGGCGGGAACACCACAGACTGCAAACGGTTGGCAAAACGCTGAGTGCTGTTGATGGCGGTCGAGTCGAAGACGCGCTGCATCTTCTTGCTACCTGTGGCGCCACCCTCCCACACGCCATACAGCTGGCGCTGCGGCAGTGCAAATTCGTATGCGTCCTGATAGAGCTGCTGGAACTCGTCCTTCTTCGTCTGGGCTGCGACCTGCCGCTTAAGGATCTGGTCAGGTGTCAGGCGCATACCGCCCGGAGCGCTCTTGTCGTATTCCATGATTTAATCCTCGTCCTCTTCCAGCTTGGCTTCTTGCATCATTTGCTTGATGCCCTTCATTGGCGCGGCTGGCTTTTTGGCCGACATGTATTTTTCAATCTTTTTGCGCAGGGCGGGTGGCAGCTTAGACAACTCGACCTTGTCTTCCATTTCGCCTTCGCCTTCGATTTCAATTTCGACTTTCATCATTTACCCTTTTTCAATGCGTCAGCTTCAGACATGGCGATGGCCACAGCCTGTTTTTGGTTAACCACTTTGTCGCCACTGGAGCTCTTGAGCTTGCCAGCCTTGTACTCGCGCATGACCTTGGCAACCTTGGCCTGCATCTTGGTCTTCATGTCCTTCATGCTTGCTCTCCTGCAATTAATGGCCTGGTCATTTTGCGAGACACGGCACCAATCTTGGCTGCCCGGCGCTCACCTACTTCTCGCTTGAATGTGCTTTCGGCTGCGGCTCGCTTGGTGCCAAACTCGCCTTCGTCAAATTTCTCGATCTCAGGGGCCATTGGTACAGCAGGCAAGGCCGGGGCTGTCTCGGTGAACTTGGGGATCTCTTTTGGTTCGTAGACGGTGATGTCGCCGTATTTCTTTTTGCCGTACCAGGTTTTGCCAGTGACAACGCGCTCTGTCCTGGCGGTGACCGGGTTCTTTTCAATTTCAGCCAGCACCAGGTTGTAATCTTCCAGCTTCTTCTGGTAAGTGGCTTTCTGCGCCTCATAGGTCGGCAACAGCGATTCCTTGTATGCCGCCATCTGGGCTTCAAACGGCTTCATCTTTTCAGCAACACCGGCTTGATAGCCGGTGAATGCGGTCTGATACTCGCCTGTGATCGCCTCGATGTTGCCTTGGTATTGCTTGGCCAATCGCTCAATGTCCGATGTGCTGCGCCGGGCCAGTTGGCGCTGCTTGAACTGTGGCAGCGTAGCCATTACTGAATCCTCATGCCTGCGCTGCCGAGATCCATGGACATGCCCAGCTCGGCATCCATGCGCTCACCGGACAGCAGCGACCGGCGACCACCACGGGTGCGGGCTCGCAGAGCTGAAGCCTCGGCAGCAGCAGCCTTGCGGCGCTCTTCATCCGCAGCAGACTGCACTTCCTTCGACTTCTGCTCCATTTCCAGCTTGTTGGTCTGGTAGTTGAGCTGTGACTGCTCAAACTGCTGCCGAGCGGTCTGGGCCTGCTGCTCAAGTGACGCGCCTTGCTTGGCGTACTCTGCGGTTTGCTTGCCCAACTCAAGCCGCATGGCCGCCTGGTCGGTGGCCTGCTGCGCCAGCATGGTGCGCTGATCATTCTCAGCTTGTTGCCGTGACTTGCGAGCTTGGCCTGCGCTGTATGCAGTGCTCACAATAATGGCACCGGAAATAAAGTAGCTCATGCAATTGCCTCCTTGTGTTCGTAAACTTCCATTCCCAGCTCTGCGTATTCAAGAGCGGTAAACATGTCTTCTAGCTTGGCCAAATTTGTCTCATTGCCCGGGTTCGGGTGGATCGTTGTCCAGATCGCATCCTCATGGGTGTGAACCACCCGCTTGGTGCCCGGCTCAGAGATGAAAGAGGCGGGAGCTGTGTGCGTTTCCAAGCCAAACTCTGTGTAGCAAGTGATGCTGCCCTGACTGATGACATTGAAATGCCGGTGCCGATGGATCTTGCCAACTACCACTGTGCCGGCTGGCAAATGGATCTCCCTGGCATAGATGCCTGGGGCCAGCCAGTGCTTGAGTGGTGGTGACTCATCCATCCGCTGGCCATCCGGCAGTGCCTGGCAGGCATGCTGAATGGCCATGATCTTCTGCCGGGCCACTGGGGCTGGCAAATTCTCATGCGGCAGTTCAATGATCGCAGTACTCATGCCAAACGATTCTATTGGGCTTTGGACAGCCCGCAACAGTTGTATATCTGCACGATATTCACTTAGGCAAACACATCAAAGTCAGTCCCGGCGCTGGCCTGGCCCATGGGTCTGCCGCCCAGCTGGTGGGTTCTGGTCATCCGGTTGTACTCGCCGCCGCCCAGCATCAGGTAACCGAACGAATCGCCAATGTGCGAGTGCTCGTTCTTGTTGGGTGCATCCCGGAAGCGCTCCTGGCCAGCCCCGACAGCGATCCGCTTGAAGTGATAGCCACCGGCCAGAGCTTTTCGTAGCAGTTTGCACTCCCGGTTGACGATCAGGCCTGGCTGGCCCTGGATCAGGCGCTGCATGGGCGCGGCCGAGGCCTCACGGCGCACCTTGAAGTCATTGCTGGCGGTAGGCTGGGCCCGCAGCCCCAGGGTTTTGAGGTAATCAAAGGCGGTGACCTCGTAGATGGTGTCCCGGGCCATGCCGGCAGGGTCGCCCCAGACCATGACCTGGTGGTTCGGGTAGCGCTGATTGAGCTCGGCCAGCAATTGGGTGCCAAAACGCTCCAGGCCCATGTCAAAGGTGACGATTTCCTGGTGAATCAGCCACCGGCCGTTGGGCAAGCGCTGGCCAATGGTGGCCGCCGGGGTCAAGCCGAAGTCAAGCCCCACCTGGATGGGCACATTGGGGTCAATTTCAGTGTCGCCGGACATGGTCGAGTCCTCATACTCGGGCCAGACAGGCCTGCCTTCCTGCACATAGGTGTACTCGCCCCCGGCGTAGCACCGAATCCAGTCCAGGTTCTTGCCGAGCAGCATCTGCTGGTAGTAGCCGGCCGGCAGGTTGTTGATGTTCTCAGCTTTGGGGTTGACCTTCCACCACTTGCCGGACGCAAAGATGTGATCGTTGGCCTCCGGCATGTCGGGCAGGTCTTCAACATCCACGGGCACCACGCCGCCGGGCTGCTTGAAGAACTTCCACGCATACTGGCCGGTCATCTTCTCCTTCTCGGCCATGCGGTGCCACCAGTGGTCATCGTCCATCGGGTTGGTATCCATCCAAATGCCATGCCATGTGGCCCCGCCGTCCCGCTTGGTCGGGTATCGGCCAACCCGGTGGGTCAGGCCGTCGATCACCGCCTTGGGCAGCTCCCGGGCCTCGTTCACCCATGCACCGGTGAGCTCAAGGGACAGCAGTTTGCGCACATCCTTGGGCTGGTCAAGGGCCAGGAAGATGACCTCGCAGTCAATGCCGGCCGCATCACCCCGGGCCGGCAGCCGGATGTGGTGGGTAATGGGCGGTGTCCACAGCATTTGGCCGAAGGTGGCCTCTGGAAACAGATCCAGCCAGGTCTTGATGGTGGTGGTCTTCAGCATGGGGTAGCTGTTTCGCACAATGGCCCAGCGCGAATACCGGATGTTGTCAATGGCCGAGGGCTTTTGTTGCACCGCCTTGATGAAGATCTTGGCCGCGCAGCCGTAGCTCTTGCCGGAGCCCACTGGGCCCATGATGCCTTGGACAAAGTTCTTGGACTGGATGAAGTCGTAGATCACCGGGGACTCGCTGAAGTCCAGGTTAAGCCCGCCGACAGGGACTGACTTCACTGATGTTTCTTTTGTCCTAGACATTCTTGCCTTTATTGATGTTTGGTGCTGTCTCTCCAGCAGTCAAGTCATTGCCGCCGACTTTGGACGTACTTACCAGCGCAAGAAGTAATCCGTAAAAACCCTCCGCGCTGGCTGCAATCTTCATTGTCATACCCCAGTCGGTGGCGTGCAAGTATGAATCGTAATCAGATCAGCAGTGCGCTTGCCGCAGCGCGGGCAGAAGTTGCGCTCCTCTGATTGCGCTGCGGGTGGATAGTTGTTGCTGCTACAAGCCACACACTCGTAAAGCACGGCGGCTTTGCATTCGGGGCAGGTAGGCTCCTGCGCTGGCAGTGCCAATCTTGCTTTGCATTCATCGCAATCGTGCTGGACGCATCCGATCTTTGTCTCCTGCGCTAACTGTGCCAAGCCTTCTTTGATGGCGGTGATGGCTTCTTTAGATTTCACAATGTACGGCTTGTCATCGCTTAATGCACACTCCAACGCCTCCAGCGCCAGCTTCAGCGCGTCTTTCATGCTTGTCCCCTTGCTCGGATGGCTCCCGCACATTCAGCGGGTTGCATACCAACATCACGCGCTTGAAACGCATCACACACCTTCGCACACGCCTCGTTCTCAGCGGCCACCATCTTCTTGCACATCAACGACCACGAGGTGTTGGCTCGGGCATTGGCGGCTTCTGTGGCTACTTCTTCGACAAGGGCGGCAAAGCGTTCAAGGCGATTTCCCTCATCGTCCCAATGTCTCTGCCAATCAATGTCAGCCTCCCGCGCCATCCTTTTGATGTCTTCTTGTTTCATATCAGCAAGCTCCAAACCCAAAAGCCAGTGAAGAACATCAGAATGCAGACCACGGCCAGCGCCCCAAAGATAGCCGTCAGCATCATCGTGCCGACTGTCTGCCACACCTCTGGCGCTGGCTGGATGTCTGGCGGCACAGCCGGGTACGGCTTGACCTTGCGCCTCTCCACCACAGCGTTGTCATAGTGGCACTCCCACACACACTCTGGCAGGTGTGGGCAGTCCACCCGCCCCGTGTCGCAATGTCTCCTGGTGCTCATATCTGCTCCCTTGGTGCCACCACATTGATGTCAATCACCGATGGCTTTTCATTGTCATCAGGGTTGTCCAGCAACCCACTGGCCTTGGCCAGCAGCCGGAGCACCCCCACCTTGTCGTACAGCTCAATGTCCAGCGTCGAGAACACATTCCCGTCCGAGTCCTTCTTGCTGTTCACCTTGATCGACTTGATCGCATGCAGCGCGTGCTCAGGTATCAAATGGCTGGCCTTGACCTTCACATTGCCATCCTCATCCCACGACATGATGTCAGTGAGCTTGGTGTTGGCCATAGAAAGCAGCGCGTAAGCCACCGCCTCCTTATTGGCCACCAGTGTCGTACTCCGATCCAGCCTGCGCTGCACAGACCGAACCCCTCCCCAGTTAGCCAGGGGAGGGATCACACTCGACTTAGCCTTGGTGGCCATCACGGGCTTTCAGCATGGCGTCTGCCAGTATGTACGCAGACGCAACAACACTCGCCACATCATCTGGGCCGCATTCAATGTCAGACGCAAGTAGCCCTTGCATCGCCTTTGCCGCAAAGTAGTCGCGCAGGGTCATGCCGTCACGCTGAGCAGTCGTTTTTGGAAACGCCTGGGAATAATGTTTCCTTGATGTGTATGTCATAACTTATCTCATCAGAACGGGATATCGTCATCAAGCTCAACCGCCCGAACAGCCGGGGCCACATAAGCCGCCTGCCCACCACCACCCGGCTGCTGCTGCTGGCACAGGTCGCCAACAGACAGGCTGATCCACTTCTCACCCGCCGTGGTGGTCTTCGTCCAGGCGCTCACCCACCGAACCTCGCCGTTGGGCAGCATGATCTTGCCTTTCAAGTTGGGGTGCTTGTCGCCTGTCTTCTGCTCGTTCTTGAACAGGCTGCCTTGACCGGGTCTCATTTCGTATGCCATCTAAAGTACTCCTTGGGCTTGTTGCCCGTTACGTTGAAAAACTGGGGAAAATTTCAGGGAGACCCCCACTACGCTACCGTAGGGGGTGGGGGGCAAGGGGTCGCGTACCGCGCACGCTGTCGGGCGGGTGTCGCCTGAGCGCATGCTGGCGCGTATAGGTAGGCCGCCGGCTGCTGGGCGCTGGACACCCCATTCTGCCAGGCCTGTACAAAATCCATACGTTCGTTTGGTGGTTGATCACCATGGATTGCAAGGCCTACAAGCGCCTGAGCTGCTGGTCGGCTACCCATGTACCAACCGCACCCAGATCGTGGCTGCAAGGCTGGTTTCCGTGGCTTGGCGGGGCATGCTGTCATCGTGCATCTGCCTGTAGCTGCCTGATCCCTGCCATCAGGGCAGTGCTGGCCGGCTCGATGCCCTCGGCCTGGTACAGCGGCAGCAAGGTCTCAAGGCTTTGCGCGATCTGTTCGTGCGTTATACCCTCGTCAACAAGTTGTTTGAATTCAAGGTTGTTCAGAACTGTATTAAACTTGTATAAAGAACTTATATTAATACTCTTCTTATTAGTTAAAGACTGGTTCAGCACAACCCTGGAGTTGTGAGGCTCACAACCCTCCGGTTGTATAAGAGGTTCTGCATGTATAGACTTGTCAACAGACTTATCAACAGCCCTTGACCTCCTTGCCTGTGCCTTTCGCATGGCCTCTTTGACCTCCTTGACTGCCCTTGTGTCCGTCTCTTTTGTCATCGGTTCGCTCCTCTTTGGTTGGTCTATGAATGCGTTCTTGATCATCTCTGCGAGCCTTCTCTGGCCCTCTGGGTCTTGCCTGTCTTCCTCCTCCTGTTGATCCATTTTCATTACTGGTGGCCTTGTGTCTTCAAACCGGCTGGTGATCGCAATGGCTGTCTCTGTGTCTACAGCCGGGTCGTAAATCACACGCAGCGTGTCTGTTCTCTCCCGCATGTAACCCTTCCTGATCGTCATCAAGTAGCCCCTTTCACGCAGCTGCTTGAACTGCTTGGACAGAGCCTGCTGGCTGATCCCGAGCTCTGCTGACAGCCTGGCTTGGCTCACCCATGTAATGCCTGCCCGGTTGCAGTACGCGCACAGAGCTGCCAGCGCTGTCAACGCGCCATGGGTCAGCTCCTTGTCAAAGATCGCCTTGAACGGGATGATCACCACCTTGCGCTGGTCTGGCAGCGGCTCCTGCTGCTTGATGCGAGGCTGCTTGGGGATGGCAAACGGGACGATGTTGTCAAGCACAGCGCTCATCCTTGGCCACTTGGTGCATGTAGTCGCGCACCCTCTGCTCCGAGCCGGGCCCGAAGCGCTTGTCCATGCTGGCCAGGTGCCGGGTGATCAGCTCCTTGTCCTTGAGCACCTCCCAGGTGGTCAGCAGCTCGCGTGCGCAGGCCATCAACAGGACAGTCATGTCCGGCTCGATTGGGCCTTTGAACCTTGGATACCATACCTTGAACTCCCTCTTGACAATCTTCATTGGGGCTTGGGTGCCTTGGCCTTGATCACTCTGAGCACCCGCTCCTCAGTGACGAACCGATGGCCGTTGGCGCACTCAACCCGGCGGTAGACCGTGTTGTCCAAGCGCTGGCGAGTCTCCATGACCTGAACCCAGGCCTTGCATACGGGGCATTTCATCTCAGTCATTGCCCCTGGTCAGCTGCTCGTTGAGCTCGAGCGCCATGCGCCTGGCCGAGTCCAGCAGCTCACGCAGGTCAGCGACCGCCTGCATTTCGATCTCCAGCGCGTTCTTGAGCAGAGATACCTGGTGGTGCAGGTTGCGGAATTCGCCGTTGGCCGACTGCTCGTCATGCACCAGGCCGTTGCTGTCCCGGTAAACCTTGATGTAACTCACATGCATTGCCTGCTCCATCTCCAATGATTCCAAGTCATCACCTCGCAGTCCAGCTCGTAAACCGGGATGCCTGTGATGGCTTGCTGGTGCTTGCGCAGCCTGCGCATGGCCTGTGCGTAGATCTGCCGCACCCTCTGGCCGCTGACAGACAATTGCTGGCCAACCTCGACAAGGGTCAGCTCCTCAACGACCATAAGCCTGATTACCAGCTCCTGCCGGTCTGACAATGGCGCGTCTGTCAGGATCTTGGCCAACAACTCCCGGCGCTCTAGCTGATCTAGGTTGTCTTCGTGCTGCCAAGACCAGCCTTGCCGCGGCAGCTCGGGCAGCTCTTCATCCCGGCTGTACCAGATCTTCTTGACCTCGCTGGGCAGGCTTGCGGTCATCAACTGGCCGTAGAAGCTCGAGCCCCTTCCGTTCGCTGTGCCCATGATCAGTACCTGTAGCGCCGGAGCCAGCAGCTGGCGCACAGCCACCGGCCCGGCCGCATCTCAATGCCACCCTCTGGCGGCTTCTTGGTCTCGCACTTGTCGCAGTGGCGCAGCGTTTGCGCCCTCTGGCTTGACTCGTTGGTCTCTTGTTTCTTCATGCGTGTTGCTCCAAGCTCCAATGCAGCAGCGCCAGTGCGTCTGCCTCGTTGTCATCCGTTACTGGGTGGCCAAGCGCCTGCATGGCCTTGATCATGTCTTCCTTGCCTGCGTTGCCCTTGCCGGTGGCGTGCTTCTTGATCGTGCCCACCGGCACACCCTGGTACGGGATCTTATGGTGCTCGCACCAGGCTGTCAGCGTGGCCATCAGGCCGCCATACACATGCGCAGAGTCTGTGCTTGCATGCCTGCGCACCTCCTCGAAGTAAACCGTGTGGATCTCGCCACCCAGCGTGCCCTTGAGCTCGGTCAGCCACTGCTTGAAGCGCAGGTAGCGCATGCCGCCACCCTCGTAGCGGCCCGGCTTGAAGCTCGACCAACCATGCACCACAGGGCCATTCATCTGCCGGCATGCCCAGCCGGTGGTGGTGCCCAGGTCAAGGGCAAGGATTGTTTCACTCATAACGCCCCCGACTGCTTGAGGGCTTGCACAAAGTCATCGATCTCCGGGCAGGGCAGCTCGGTGCGGTGATCCTGGTCGCCTGTCATGGCCAAGGCCTCAGCCACCACCGGCTCAGGGTATTGGCGGCCGTCCTTGACCTGGTCGAGCAGTCTGTTGGCGTCTTGGTAGGTCATGGCTGGCGCACCCCCGACAGGAAGCGCTGGAGCCGGGGCTGGAGCTCGCCGTACTTGGGCATGAGCTGATCGCGCACGCACTGGTCAATCAGGGATGACACGCTGCGGTGCTGGTCGGCAGCGGCAGTGTCCAGCAGCTGCCTGGTAGCCGGGTGCAAGCGCATCAAGAAGGGCTTGAGTTTGGGTGTAGTCATGCGACAAGTGTATATCACCCCTATATTGGACGGGATGGCCCGGCTGCAAATTATTTGCGATCTAAGGGTAAGCACCTACGAATCTGCCCGTTTAGGGGCTGGTCAAGCGATATACAAACCGTGATACACTGACACCATGTTCAACAGGCAGATAAAGCCTAAAGGAGTTCAACATGACCACCACCACACAACTCGGCGACATCTTCGAGACCCATCTGTCAACAGGCAAGCATGACAGCAAGGGCCGCATGATCGGCTTCATCGTTGGCTTCCGCGATAACGGCACAGAGTTCTTTGCCTGGGTGCAGAATGCTCGCCTTGTCAATGGCGAGTGGGCCGACTACGGTGTTCGCCAGCGCAGCCGGTCTTTCCCTGCGCAGCACTTCGCCACCACCTGGGCCTATGCAGCAGCCCGAGTGCGTATCGCCAAGATCCAGAAAGGTGCTTGAGATGACCACCAAATTCGTAGCCTACTACCGGGTCTCCACTGACCGCCAGGGCCAGTCTGGCCTTGGCCTGGATGCCCAGCGTGCCGCCGTGGCCAAGCACATCGGCGCTGCCGATCTGGTCGCTGAGTTCACTGAGATCGAGTCCGGCCGCAAGAATGACCGTGAGCAGCTGGCAGCCGCCCTGGCCACCGCCAAGAAGGCCAAGGCCATGCTGGTGATCGCCAAGCTCGACCGCCTGGCCCGCAATGTCCATTTCATCTCCGGCCTGCTGGAGTCCGGCGTGCCCTTCGTCTGCGCTGACATGCCCGAGGCTGACCGCACCTTCTTGCAGATGATGGCCGTGTTTGCTGAGTGGGAGGCACGCAAGATCTCCGACCGCACCAAGGCCGCGCTGGCCCAGGTCAAGGCCCAAGGCCGCACCCTGGGCTGCCCGACACCACTGATCGGCTCGGTCATCGGTGTCAAGGCCATCATGGTCAAGGCCGACAAGTACGCTGACCGTGTTGGCCCAATCGTGCGCGACATCATCGCCCGGTCTGGTGCCAGCACCCTGAGAGACATTGCCGCTGCCCTCGAGGCTCGCGGCGTGGCCACACCCCGTGGCAATGTGACCTGGGGGCCAACTCAGGCCTCCAACCTTCTGAAACGCCTCAACCTGGAGTACAACAATGCATGAAACCCTGTTCGAAAAAATCACCGTGGCCGCGCTGTTCGTGGCTTGCGTTGTCCTGCTGATCTGGATGCCCGTATGAGCAAGATCACACACCCCACCCGGTCGCTGCTGCAAGGCTGCGAGTACACCCCGGCGGCCAAGACCGACATCACGATCGGCTGGCGCAAGCTGGGCTGGCTGCCCAAGGCAGAGCGGGATGCCGAGCTGAAAGCCCAAGCCACTGTCAAGCGTGCCCGGCACAAGGAGCAGGTCAATGGCAACAGCTGACCTCGCCGCCGGCCGGGCCATGCGCGAGCGCCAGCTGGACATCTTTGAGCAGCAAGACCACCAGTTCCTGGAGCGCTGCCGGGCTTTGGCCGTGCTGGTCTGCCAGCAGCGTGGCCAGGCATCCATCAATGACATCCGGGCCATCATCGAGGTGCCGCCCGGTGTCCATCCATCTGTCTTGGGCGCGGTCTTCCGCGACAAGCGGTTCACACGGATCGGGTACACCGAGGCCGTACATCCACAAGCGCATGCCAGAGTGGTGCGCATGTATTCATTGAAAAATAAGTAAGGAGCGAGCAATGTCAGTCAAAGATAAGGCACTGCAAAATGTGCTCAACATTTTGAGCGCACTCAAGTGCGAGTACAAAATCATCACCCCCGATGGCCAGGAGCTTGGCGAGCTGGTCGTTGTGCCAGCCAAGGCAAAAAGAGGAAAAGCCAGGCGACCAATTGGCACATTTTCCAATTACATCCGACCGTTCCTTGAGCCGCTGAAGGTCGGTGACGTGGCCGTGCTGCCATTTGCACATTTTGATGGCGGCGACTTGCAAAGCAATGTCACATCACAAGCCAATCACAAGTGGGGCCGTGGCAGCTACAAGACCTGCATCACCGGCAATGCTGTAGAAATATTGCGAATTAATTAAATTACAACTGGAGTAAAAAATGGCAGGCAAATTAACTGATGACAAAGCAATGAGCGCATCCCGGCTTCCGGGTCTGATGGGCTTCTCGCGGTACAGCACACCCAATGACGAGCTGCAATTCAGCATCAACGCCATCGATGGCAAAGAGCGCCCGGACATTGGCAACGAGGCCATGGGCTGGGGCAATACCCTTGAGCCGGTGATCTTGCAGCAGGCCGCCATGCGCCTGAGCATCACCGACTATGACACCCAGATCGGCCAGGCATACACCCATGAGTCGGTGCCACTGTCTTGCAGCTTGGATGGAGTTGCCTATGGCACCGGGCAGGAGATCTTCCCAGACCCTGACCGGGGCATCTATGTGGTCGGCCAGGATTCCATCGTGCTCGACGGGCCCGGCGTGCTCGAGGCCAAGCTGACCAAGACCATGCCGGAGGACACCCCGCACTTGGCCCGTGGCCCGATCCAGCTGCAAGGCCAAATGCTGGTGACCGGCAACAAGTGGGGCGCTGTCTGCGTGCTCTACCAGGGCATCGAGCTGCGCGTGTTCCTGTTCGCCACCCACCATGAGACCCAAAAGGCCATCATCAAGGAGGTGCTCGCCTTCGCGCACAAGCTCAAAACCTACCAAACCACCGGGGCCATCGACTGGTACCCGCCGGCCAGCTCCAAGGAGCTTGACCGGATCTACCCCATGGCCGCCGACCGCGAGGAGCTCCAGCTGCCTCCCAGCGTAGGCGACCTAGCCCGGGGAATCCTAGAGAGCAAAGCCGCCATCCGGGCAGCCGAGGCCAGCATTGAGGACGCCGAGAAGCTGATCAAGCAGGAGCTGGGCCAAGCCGAGCGGGGCCGTGCCGGGCAGTATGTGATCAGCTGGCCCATGCGTAACTACAAGCCGGCTGCCGAGCGCCTGGTGCCCGCCAAGGCAGCCTACAGCATTCGCCAGTCCACGCTGTCGATCAAGGAATGGCAGACATGAACCTATCCGATCACCCTGCCATCCGGCATGCCTATGAGCAGGCTGTTGTGGCCATGCTGAATGCCACCGACTGCACCGAGGACGAGGCCGAGGAGTTTGTTGAATCCATGACCGAATTGATTTTTATCACTATGCAAACCTATCTGAAAGAAACAAATGCAACTGACCACCACTAATCGGGGCTTTGCTCCGACCACCCTCACCGAGGCCATGACCTTCTCAGACATGCTGGCCAACTCCAGCATGGTGCCCAAGGCCTACCAGGGCAAGCCGCAGGACATCCTGGTCTGTGTTCAATGGGGCATGGAGATGGGGCTGGCACCCATGCAAGCGCTCCAGAATATCGCTGTCATCAACGGCAAGCCATCGGTCTACGGTGACGCAGCCATGGCCCTGGTGCAGGCCAGCCCCGTCTGTGAGGATGTCGAGGAATTCTTTGAGGGTGAGGGCACGCCCAACCCGGTGGCAGTCTGCGTGGCCAAGCGCAAGGGCCGCAAGCCGGTGACCGCTCGGTTCTCGGTTGAGGATGCCAAGCGTGCTGGTCTGTGGGGCAAGCAGGGGCCATGGTCAGCCTACCCCAAGCGCATGATGCAGATGCGAGCTCGCGGCTTTGCGCTGCGTGATGCCTTCCCTGATGTGCTCAAGGGCATGATTACCGCCGAGGAGGCTCAGGACTACCCGGAGGAAGCCAAGCCCCGCCAGATGGCCAGGCCAGCCAACCCACTGGACATGGTGGCGCCAACCCCCATGATCGAGCAGACCAGCAACCCGGCGGTAATCGAGGAAGTGTTCGCCAAGGATCAGGAGGTGGACGCTGTCAACGAGCTGGTCGCTCAGGCTATGGCCGAGGCCATGGAGGTGGTTGACATCCCCGAAGTTGTTGAGGCACCAGCCACAGTGGCCACCGAAGAGTTTGCCGTCTTGCTGCCGGGCAAGGACAAGCCGCTGTCAACGCATGCGACCATTGAGGAATGGCAAGACGCTTACGAGGATGTCGCAGACAAGACAGCTCGAGCTGGCAAGGTGCTGCCCCGGGATCGCATGACCAAACTCAAGGAACTGCGCGAAGCCAATGAGCCCACGCTGGCCAAGGTAGACATGCTCAAGCGAATCAGGCACACAGCTGCGTACAGCAAGCGCCTTGGAGCCCTGGGGGCCGCTCAGTAATCAGGCTTGGGTGCTGCTGGTCATGGTGCCAGCAGCGCTTGCCACCTCGGTGACCCGCCTGCCCCAGCCCTTGCCGAAGGTTGGCCAGGTCGGCAAACCCTGCAAAAAATTGATCCGCTTGAATGAGTATGCAGACACCAGCTCGGCGGGATCTTCAGCCAGCACAGCTTTCATGGTGCCGGGCCCGATGGCACCGTCAGCCGTCACACCCACCACCTCTTGCAGCCACTTGGCCGCCCGGCCTGGGCCGCTGTTGATGGCAGCATCGAACACCACATAGTCCACACCGGCCGGTAGCTCGTCGCCTTTGATCTTGTCCCAGTACTTGGCCTTGTACATTGGGCCGACGATTGCGGGGGTCAGCCCGCGCATGGCCTGCTCGTCAACCTGGTGGCCAACCCACTCCTCCCAGACGCGCTTGGTCACGCCCAGGTTGGTCATGCCGCCAGGGTCTGCCGGGTGGTTCACATAGCCGCCCTCATGGTGTAGGACAGCAGCCAATGCGGAGTCAAAGTTCTCTTTCACTTTCCACCTTTCGTCATGGCCGCCGTTTTGTCCTGGCTGGACTTGCTTGAGCCGAAGTAATAGGACAGCACTTGCTGCGCTGCCGCCGTGGCGTAGCCCAAAGCAAAGATGATGAGCTGCTGCTGCTCGGTCTTGATCTCCAAGAACAACAGGGCAGCGATAAACAGGAATGTGGTGGCCACCGTGCCGAGGGCTAGGATGGGCACCACCAGCTGGGCAAGTGGCGTTGCGCCAGCCTTGGCCATCTCAAACTCACGGGTGCGGGCGCTGTCACGGTCGGCAGCATCCAGCTTGGCAAACTCCAGCTCAACATCGGCCAGCTTTTGCGCCGCTTCCGGGTCGCCGGCAATGGCCTCAGCCACGGCAGCAACAGTGTCTTCAACATCGAACTTCTTGGCCAGCATAGAAACGGCAGCGCCACCCAGTGGGCCGGCAACAGCAGTGGCCAGCATTGGGGCTGCGCCTTTGAGTAGAGCGAGGAGCGTATCCATGATTTACCTTTTTAACATTTACCATTGCACTGCTGCATGGCCTCATATACAACCCAGCCAACCCCGCCACAGACCAGCAAGAAAATCAGGAGCATCAGCACGATGGTGATGACCTCATCCATTTCTTTCTTGTGCTTGGCTGCTGCCGCCTTGCGCTTGCCCTCGGCAATGGCATGATCGCGCTCGATCTTCGCAGTGCGGGCGACAATTTTTTGCCACACATCCATCTTGTTGGACGAGAAGAAGAGCATCTTGATCTCTTCCTCAAATGCACGGGCGCTCTCAATCGCCATCTCAAGCTCAATGGCTTGGCCTTTGGCTGACCCTGAGAAGCCGCCCTTGCTGACCACTTCAATTGCGTCAGCCTTGGCGCTGAAGTACTGGCCTAAGACGGGGCCAAGACTTTCAATGTCTTGCACCGTGGCCACGGTTTTTTTGACCAGCTTGACGGCTGTGGAGATGGCGGCAAGCGCCGTGAATGGATCGATCACTTCTTTCTCTCCCGCCACTTCAAGCACCACACCAGCAGCCGGTCAGATGACCAACTCCACCTCACGCACTCAAAGACAGGCGCTGGTGCTTGGACTGCTGGCGGTGGTGGCGGCAGCGCGTCCATCAACGTACCTTGAAGTGATCCCAGAAGGCCACGACAGCAGTGACCAGACCACCGATCCACAGCAGGGGCTTGGCCAGCTTGCTCAGGGTCTCCAGCACCGTGAAGGCACCCTGGGCAGCAGCAAAGGCCGCCGTCACATCCTTGGTGTTCTCGGTTAGAACATCCACCTTATTCTCTACGGCCACCAGGCGGTCGTAGATTTCACGGTGCGTTACATCGTGGTCGCTCATGCCACAGCCGCTTGCAGCGGGGTCAAATCTTCATCAGTCCAGTAATCCTTCGCCAATATGATGACGAGGTGGTCTTGGTTCCGCTTGAGCGTGTCTGCCCAGTCCTCGTCCGTCATCTTCTCAGGCTGTCCTGAGTTGATGAGGGCTACGCTGTCGAGGGCGGCAGAGTAGTGGCGTGCGATTTCTTCGGGGGTGATGTCGTTCATGTGGATTCCTTTGTTTAGCAAGCCATCAACACACACGGCACACAGAACGAGCCGTCTGCGTAGGTGCAAGTGACATGGGTTGAAGTTACCTTGGCAACAGTCTTAGCCCGCACAATATCGTCACCTTGTGGCTTGGCAGTGCCGTCACCAGCAGACATGAGCAAATCACCACGGGCAACAGTCACGCCCTGTGCAATACGGATAATCATGTCACCCGTCATCGCCATGTTGATCTCGTCCACGTTGTGGTCTTCATCGTGATCCCAGTTGACGAACACACCAGCAACATTGGCATCGCCTTCAACGTCAGACACTTTGACTTTGTTTAACTGCTCGTTGTCTACAGGGTTGCCATCAGCGTTCGTGTAGACATTCATCGCGTCCAAGTTGGACAGCACAGTGCCTTTGACTAGCGTATCGTCTTTCGGTGCTGTGGTCTGCGCCCAGCGTGACAAGTGACCGCCGTTGTAGGAAACAGTTGTGCCTGATACGGAGATTGTGCCTTCTGTTACATTGTCTTGACGAAACTCAATTAATGTGCCATCAGTTGTAATCCTATTAATATATAGGCACACTGTATTTTGAGTAAAAATCGGAGCGTCATTTTGTCTAAGCTCTACGCCAGCAGTAGCAATTGAGGCGCTTGTTTTTCCAATTAAGAAACTACCGCTGCTATCAAAAATACCCCGTGGATTCCCATCCCCATCAGACAGCACGATGTAGTTGCTGGCAGTGCGGATGTCGAGGCCACCTTGGTTGCCGTTGTAAGTTCCAATAATTGTATTTTTAGAACCTGATGTAATTAATTGACCAACTCCAGCCCCAATGAATGTGTTGGCGCCACCAGTAAGCGCCGTTCCAGCAACTGCACCAATAAGTGTATTGTTTGTAGCTGTTGTTGATGTATACCCCGCCTGATAACCCACAGCAGTGTTGTAGGAGGCTGTGGTGTTAGACCAAAGAGACTGCTTACCAAGAGCTGTGTTAGCCGCCCCTGTCGTGTTGACCTTTAAGCTCTCAGAACCAACCGCTGTATTGTTAGCCGCCGTAGTGTTTGCGTTAAGTGCCGCGTCACCAATAGCGGTGTTAGCTGACCCTGTGGTGTTTTCTACAAAAGAATACGCACCCATAGCCACGTTTTCAGTGCCAGTAGTATTTTTATAACCAGAATTAAAACCTAAAAATGTAATTCTTGCTCCTGTGGTATTGCTATACCCCGCCTGATAACCCACAGCGGTGTTGTTGCTGGCGGTGGTGTTGGCTGTTAGGGCTTGCATACCAACTGCGGTGTTGTTGCTGCCTGTGGTGGTGGAGTACAGAGCCAACCCCCCCAAAGCAGTGTTGTAGTCCCCAGTGGTAGTTGACCGACCAGCACTAGCGCCTACAAAAGTGTGGTAGGTGTCACCACTTCCGTTAAATGTTGTTCCTGCTTTGTATCCCACGGCGGTATTGTTGTTGGCGGTGGTGTTTGCTCCCAAAGCCTCGTCGCCAACAGCCGTGTTTGCATCACCCGTTGTGTTTGCATCAAGTGCGGCATTGCCTATCGCTGTATTGTTTGTGCCTCCAGCCTGATTAGCCGCCAAAGCACTCGCACCCACCGCAGTGTTGGTAGCCACAGCACCCGCGCC